AACGCTCCAACGACCGTTTGAGTCAACGTCAAGATCGAAAGTACCAGCTGTTGCTGTTGAAGCAGCGCCTGTCTTAGCAACCTTGTAGATTGTGCGAACAACTTCACGGTTGATTTCGTTCAAAATTTCTTGCGAAAGAATGTTCGAAAGTTCTGATTCAGCATCAAGACCGTGAATAGCCTTAAGATCCTGTGCCAGTTCAACTGTGTATTCTGCTTTAAGAGCGCGTGTCTTAGCAGTAACAGTTGTCTTTTCGATGCTGAATGCCATTTCACCGAAAGTGCCGTCACCTTCTCCGCCTTCGCCGAGACGTTCTGCATCAGCAGTAGCCAAGCCAGTACCCGTGGTGTAAGAACCGTCAACTGGGTTCGAGCCAGCGTGAGTACCTGTACCAGAGAAGTCTGTATCGGCTTCGTTGAAGAGAGCTTCTGTGCCAGATTGTGAGGTGTAGTTTGACTTCATTGCGAAGATCAAGCCGGTTGGGCCAGTCATTGGCTGAACGCCAGCAACGTCATATGCCATTAGGTTAGGAAGAGCGCGGCGAACGAGCGAGATGAGAATTGGATCATAACGGTCGATAGCTGAAGCACCTGAACCAGCAATGTTATTTGTTGCGGCATCTTCGAAAAGTGCAGATTTTTCTTCGCGTAGGGCCTTTTCTTGGTTTTCAAGAACGACGGCTGTAACTGCGCGACGGTAGTTGTCCTTAATCGCGCCGAGGCCGCCGTGATTTAGAACAGGTTCCCACTTCTTTTGTAGTTGTTCTGAAAGAAACATGTAGTTTTCTCCTTGTGTGTCAATATCTTTTATTTATAAAAAAATTAGTTTTGAGCAGCAATCTTATCCAGTGCTTGGACATACTTACTGACTGTCGATTCGTCTAAGACTTCCACGCCTTCATCTTCTAGTTTGTCTTCCACAATAGTAGTTGACTTAGAAGAAGGGAAATAATTTTCCTTGATGACGTTTAGCTTTTCTTCAAAGATGTCTGCGTTCTCGAATTCTACATCAGCTACCAACGACTTAAACTTTTCAGCATCAGTCTTTGCAAGGTCCTCAGAAACAACGGCGAAAACGCCATGCTTCAAAAGAGCTACATTGTTATTGTGCAGTTCTACATTTGCAGAAATTTGTTCGTCCAACTTAGCAGATACTTCTTCTAGTTGGGCTTGCATTTCACCAAGCACATCATATTTCTCTTCGGGAACATCAATATAATGTTCTGCGAACAGGTTCTTCATGCTGTTGATGAATGATTCCGCGATGTCTGTGCGAAGACCATTTTCAACAGCAAGTGCGTTGTCTTCAACCCACTTTTCAATTACATAACCAAGATAAGAATCGACCTTCTCGGTCAAGTCGGCCTTGAACTCTTCCATCAATTCAGCCGCTTCGGAGATTAGACTTTCTTCGATTTGCTGAACTTGATTGGATACACGGGCAGTTACCATTGCTTCAAAGAGCGACGATGCTTTGCCACGGAATTCTTCTGATAGGTCTTCGTTACCATCAAAGAGAGTAGCGAGATCAGTAGTGAAATCTTCTTCGATCATTTCGCCATCTTCCTCTGTTTCTTCTTGATGAACATTACCCTTTGACGATGCCATGTTTACAACCGAAGTTGGGTCACTATGGGTCGTGAAGTTAGGTGCTGCACCAGCGCCGCTCTGAGAAATTGTAGCCTGATTGCTGGAAACTGGAGCAGCTTCCTTAGCACCTGGATTATCAGTTTCTTCATCACGCTCACTGGAAATAGTAGCATCTTGTGAATCGCCTTGGCGAGGTTGAGTTTGATCGCCTGCAACCTTAGCTGGGATGGATGTATCCTTACCACCGGCAGCGCCTAGTTTGCCAGCAGCAGGTGCGTCTTCGGAAGAACCCTGCTTAGGGTTAGTTGCATCACCTGCAACCTTCTCATCTAGAACTTCCTCGGATAGTTGCTTCTTAGTTAGCAACTCTCTGATTTTGTTTTCTACACTCATTTGCGTCTCCTAAATGGATTTTTATATTCTATTTATAAAAATATTACTTTGAAGAAAGATGGCGCAAGAAACGTTCAAAGACTTGAATCTTTGCTTCTTCGAGTTGTTTCTTACTTGCTTTCTTAATATACTTCTTGGACATATCGCAATGCTGTTCGGTCCAAACACCATTCACAACTACCCATTCTTTATTTTCCATGATACCACGAACAAAGGCATCTGGTGCTGAAGGGTCAGCTACGATATCAGCCGCTGTTGCTAGATGAAAATCATCCTGCACAACTTGAACGCCGTCTCTGTTTTCCTTCAAAGTACCGAGGCCTCTTGACGAAACGCCAAGTTGACCGCCAGACTCAATTAGACCACGAGCGATATTGCCCATTGGTGTTTCTGTTAGTTTCGCTTTACCAATCCAGTTATCGCCATCTTGGCGAAGTTCTGTAATGATATGCGATACTCTATCTAGATTGATTGATGGACCATCTGGATGTCCCAATTCACCAAAGGCTCTATTGTTCTCAACTGCTTCCTTCATGTAACGGTTGATTTCTTTACCCATGATGTCTCCTGGGTACATACGGCCGTTACGATTTTTAATGTTGGACTGCAGGAAAACACCCTCGATATAGAGAGTCTTCTTACCTTCTTTTTCTTCCGTGATATAACGAACTTGTTCGTTGACTTCGGTAATAAGTTTCATTAGCCTAGGTCTCCTTGATCTTGATGTTGCTGTGGACCATAACCGGAAACCTTGGCAAGTTCTAGAACTACTGCACCCGTACCAGAAGAAAAGTCAACTACAATATCTGAGCCATTTTCTTCGTTGTCAGACCAGCCCATAAACTCCATCTTTCCTGAGCCAGAAAGATAATACAGAACTACACTATTTCTAGTGATAGTAGCTGTAGAACCCACCGACAATGCCCAATGAAGAGTGCGAATATTCGCTTTAGGTGAGCTTTGAGTTTCAGTAGACTTCTTTAGATCGGTAGCAAGGGCAATAGTGGCAGACCCAGTCCCGCGCACTTTCACCACGCCATGAACCTGTGTTAGTTTTAGAATTGCTTTAGTCGCCATTTACTATTCCCTTTACTTATTTCTTCTTACCGCGAAGAAGTTTAAAATCGTGTCCGTCAACTTTACCATTCTTATTGGCGTCAATCTTATGCTGGTCGCCCTTTAGTTCTTCGTCAGTCTGTTCGACTTCTTCGTTGGCTTTCTTAGCCCTCTCAATTGTTTTGAGCGCCCGCATAGAACCCATCATGTCTTTGTTCATCTTGGCAAAAGACTGTGGTTTCTTTAACGAGCTGGATTTACCATCTGCACTAGTATTATAATCTCTTTCGTGCTTTCCTTTTAGGTAACGATTCGCCATATCAGAAGAGATTTCATCGATTGTTTCGACTTCTTCTTTAACGCCGCGCTCATCTTTAACAACGGTAGCATTAGAACCGCCACGCATATTAGAGGCGCTTGCCCGCTTGTCAGCCGATTCTTTATCTTGATGATAACTGATTGATTGACCATTACGCATTACATGATAACCTTCGTCGGTCTGTTCAATTTCTTCGTTGGACAACTTAGCTGCAATCGCCATCTGACGGCGCTTCTCGTCGCTCTTACTCTTGAATTGAGGAGCATCGGAGTCCTTGAAGTCCTTGATAACATCACCCATCTTGGCTTTTGCCATGTTGATGCGCTCTTGAAGTTGTTTATAGGTCTTCATCGGTGTCCTCTATTTCTTCTAAATCGCCATGGTCATTTTCGTCGGTGATTTCGTAGTGATCGAAATCTTCGACATCATTATCTTCTGGCGTGTCGTTATAAATTCCGGCTGCCATATCTTGTCGCATTTGATCTAACTGTTCGCCTGCTTTAAGGTCCATAATATCATTAAAAACTTGTTCGGCATCTGCAAAGGTACCGCTTTCAATGTTATTTATTAAGTCACTAATGTTACTGTTGTCCATCATCTTGTCCTTGGTTTTGCTGTTGATCCGCGGCTGGCGGTTCACCCTCTAGTGAAGAAAAATCGGGCGGCGAAACTTCAGGAGGACTTGCATCATTTTGCTTCTTAATCTCTTCAATTTCGTCGTCTGACAATTTAAGAATTTTATCTTGAACATATTCTCTACTATACATTGTGCCGATAAACGGTGCAACACCTTGAAGAATTTCAACTCTAGATTGTAGAATTTGTTGTTCTTTGGATTCTGTATAGAAAGCATCCGTTGCAAAAACATACTTGATATCATATCTCATCTTTTCCCAGTCGGCCTCGGTAATGATACCTTTGAGAATAAGTTGTGTCTTTAGTAGATCATCAAATAGAAGTGTGAAACGACGGCGCAGTTTAGAAATAAACTTCGTAAACTTCCATTCGTCTCTATTGATTTCGGCAGCACGACCAAAGTTCAGGCCAGTTTGCTGTTCAAGTCTTGACATCGGAACGTTCAACGCTTGATATAGTTTGCGCTGGAAGTATTCAATGTCTCCCATTTCGCCTAGACCTTGACCACCTGGTAGAGTTTCAATCTGTGTTCCTCTGCCACCTTCGCGGCGAGGCAACCAGAAATCTTCAAGCATTGACATAAACTTTTTATCGTCACGGATTTCGCCTGTCTGAGAATCGTAAACAACCTTGTTACGATACTGGTTCATGATACCCTTGAGATACTGTTCGGCTTTAATCTTTGGAAGATTGCCAACGTCAACGTAGAATACACGGCGCTCTGGAGCTCTCGTGATACGATAGATGACTGCTGCATTTTCCATCATACGCAACTGATTTGCTGGGCGAATAGCCTTGTGCAAAAAAGATAACGGCATGTTTCTGTCCATGTCCTTCAAGCCAGAAGGAACAAAGCAGATAGAATCTTTTTCGATGCGCATGGTGGCACCGGCGGTAGAAGAGATAGAGGCGGCTGGCGTGAAAGTTTTGTTTGGAACTAGACCGCGTTCATTGTAGATAAAATATTCTTTAATCTCTTTAATGAACTCTACACCCGTTTTTGTATCCTTTTCTTTCAGGATCTCTCTCATCTTCTTAATTTTTCTTGGGTCAATGTAGCGAATGTCTGCTAGACCCTTCTTTAGATTTGCAGTATCAACAACTTTATGGAAGAACAATCTTCCGTCAATGTACCAATGTCTAAAGTAATCTTGCGCTCTTAGATTGAAATCCAACATATTGAGAAGGGTTTCAAATTCAGCTTGCACCATTTTTTTAATGTTCTTTGACAAATCTACTTCATCAAGGTCAATTTTTACTGGAGCTTCATCGTCAAGATTTGCAATTGAATCGTTTACAATATCATCGATAGCAGTATCGATATCTGCCATCATAGAAATCTCACGGTACTTACGAATTAATTCTATTTCATTATTTGCGGTACCATCGATATCGATGTATGTGCCATAGTAGCCACCGGCTCTGATAGTTTCTACACCACCATCGTCCGTTGGCGCCACAAACGATTTCTCAGTTTGTGACGCCGTAGACTTTTCAATTTTATAACCAAATATCTGCATTAAATTATCCTAGTTGGATGGAATTATGCAGTCAGATAATGTGAGTAGTTAAAGGTTACGGTGAACTCTTCAATTACGTCATTCTGACCATACTGTAAACCAATTTCCGACATGTTAATCGGGAAAGCATTATAAAGAACATAAGTCATAAGTGGATCGTCATTACGATCTAGATGTTCTACTGACATATCAACTTGATAGTCAATTGGATTTAGAATACCAGTGTTGGCTTCTAAATCATTCATACCATTCATCCATTCTTCGAATGGACGACGAAGTGACATCGCAGTGTCGTTGACAACTGTGATTGTGAACGGATCAAAGATACGCTCACCTGCCAACTTAACTTCGCGGCCGCGGTATTGAATGATTGTTGGGTTTACTGTTGACGCAGGAAGTGCTGCACCAGTAACTAGTAACGAGTATTCTGTATCCGGCACCGAAGAAACGTAGCCTGGGAATGTTAGAATAACACGGAACTGGTTTGGTCTAGCACCGCCAGCCCCTAGTAACCCTTTAAATTTTGAAATATCCATTTATAAATCTCCTATTTCTATTTAGTCGGGTTATTAGGCGCCAACTTCTGTGAACGATACTGAGGTACGAACCGCAACAAAGTTCAGATAGATGAAGTTAATCGAACGTGCTGGCTTGATGTAGATATCAGCAACGAATTCGTTGCGGTCGATAACTTCGCCAGTGTTGTTTGTTTCATCGCAAACAACGCGGAAGTCATAGATACCACGACGGCCGCGAACGTCACGTAGGAATGGTTCAACCAACGAACG